CTTTTAATGACACCTGAGATCAGTAATCAACCATAGCAAATACACGGATTTTTCCTGCAGCTTCATTCTTCAATGATAATTGCCCAAAAGGGTATTGTCCGGATACTCCTCCTTCATAAATTTTTCCATCTGCTAATTCAGAATCTGAAATGGTACCTTTGATCGTTTTATCAAAAGTTTCACTAAGAGTCTCATTAACAAATGGTTTAAAATGTGTTGGATTTCCTCACAATTCAAATTGAGATCCCATCTCTCTTATGTATTTTACATATTTAAGAATATGATTTTGATTTGAATGTGTAAGGAACCTAAGAAGGCTAGAATATAAATCTTCTGGCATCTTAGGGATATCTGAATAAAACCCCTTTCAACTTTTATCATGAAGAGGAGAAGCTTTGCTGATCATGAAAATTTCTGACTCCAAATTAGTAGAAGAAGGAAGAAAAGTAATAAAGACTTTCTTCCCAGTTCTAGTAACACGGTTACAGAGACGCTCAAGATCATCAATATTTCCTTTGAATCCGTCAGTAATAGTTGACAACTTCATATTACCAGGAATAGAAATAATTCTAAAAATGGAAAATAAAGTTAATCAATAACGAATGACGGAGGAAGACCCTTTTCTCATCAAAATCCTATCAGGGATTGGGATGATAGAAGGTAATCCGTTAGTAAGACGAGGTAAGTTCAAATCAGGATTAATCTCCCTCAAAGAACGAACCGGAGTCCCAGCTAATTTCTTGGAAATAGCAAGTTGGCCAGCTTTAAGAAATGCGACAACAAATTCAGATCCATGTTTTCTTTGTAAATAAAGAATATAACGGAAGAATTTGAGCATGAAGTTTAGTCTTGTGGTATAACCTCTCCCTTTAAAATTTATGGCTTTTAGAATCCTAAAACCATACGTTCTAAAGAGAGCTAATAATTCAAAAGAATTATTAAGGCTTATCATATTTTGATTAAAACGAATGTCTTTGATCAAGGAGATAAAAGAAATTTTATTACTCTTGTTCATTGTCATGTTCTTAAAAAAAATATTTGCGCAGTTCCGATTAATCGGGACGCCAGATAGCTGGTCGCCTCAGACCCCTACTGTTAGGTCATTTATAATGATTTTCAGGCATTATATTTGTCCCAACAGTAAGTAGATGTCGTTCATCTTTAAACAACGAATCCTTTGACCTTGTAAAGTCAGAGACTCTACTCAATTTATTATTAGTAAATTGGGCTAATAGGAAGCAAGGTAGTGCTCTTAGTACTACCCCAGGATCCTCGCTCTCACG